TGGATGAGCAGACCTAACAACTGTTAGACAAGGAGCAACTGCAATGAAACAACTAAAACTCAAAGCTGTACCCCCGATAGGTATGGCATACAGACCAAAGAGTATCTTAGACCCAGCGTTTAAGTACATCCCATCAGCATCGACAGATGTGCAAGCAACATGGATTAAGTTTGGGTGGAAACCACCCGAAAGAAAAAAAGATGAAAGCAATTCTTGAATTCACATACCCCGAAGATCAGGACAAGCTACGGCACGCGCTCAATGGGAGTAGGGCTATTAGCGCATTGATAGACATTCAGGTGGAGGTTCGCAACTACTTTAAGTATGACGCCAATCCACAGGACGTTCTAACAAAAGTTAGAGAACTCACAAACACAGCACTCGCTGAGTGCGGGGAGGAATGATGGAGACGATCGCAACAACAATCATCTTGGGGTTCATAGGCGTGGTGGTTGCTGGCCTTGTGCTGGTGGCACTGATGCGCTTGTGGTTCTGGATGGACGAAGAAGATCGGAGAGACAGATGACAACGGAATACGTGGTGTACATAAACACAGAAGAATCTACAGCCCCTTTTGCTATGCGAAAGCGCACATGGGACACGATGGTGCAGATGCACAAAGACCAGTATGGTGACGCATGGGAAGGGTATCTCAAGCCATACAAAGTCGTGGCCCAAGGGTTGAGTGAAGAACACGCAGAAGGGCTTGTCAAACTAATGAAAGCGGGGGACAGATGAAAAAAGAAACTGAAGCCTTAATCAAAGCAACTGGGTGTGCTGACGTAGGTGAATTGTTTGATCGGTCAATTCGGCTGGGCAGTTATCTGCATCAATTCAAACAGGAGCATGGACGACCAATGACCGCAACCGAAATGAAATACCTTGAAGCGGTGCTACACGCTACACCACCGGGGGACAAATGACGCTACAAGAATATGTTCTTGCATTGCCCGAAGCGGAGCGGGTGAAGTTCCTGAGAGCAATGGTTGCAGTGGTAGACGCAGGACGCACGGCGGGTGTACCGCCCGAGGAATGGGCAAAAATGTATGCCGACACATACAAAAACATTAAGGTGAACACATGATTTACCACAAGATTGGAGTTTGGACACAGCAGGAGATTTGTGATTTTGAAGACTGCATTGATATGTGGCGCTTTGAAATTATTGGTAATGGTATTCGTGTTAAGCGCAAGGAGAAGAACACATGAACGAAGAAGACGAAGCATTTGAACAGCTATCTTTAAAGCAAGGTAGCGGCAACCGAAAGCGACAGATTGCCCATATGGACGTACACAGTCACCCCGCAGAGTTTGTGCATCTGCACCGCAACGACACGATCGAAGAGGTAGCGAAGGAATTGGAAACGAAATTCACTGGCGCATTCGGGCGTGACACAGTGCAAAGCTTTGTGGCGTACATCAGGGGGATGAAGAAATGAGCAACAACACTTGTGAAAAACACTGCGAAGCCACGGCGTTCAAGATTGTGATTCGTGGTTTGGAGGGCGACATTGCAAGACTCAAAGCAGAACGAGACGAAATCTATGGGTTGCTTGGGTCAGCGCATCTTGAACTGCGTCAGAACCTTGAGTACGGATACAACACCAACACGATCAAGTCAACGCTTATCAGCATAGGGCAGTACGCACCTAAGTTAAGAGCAAAGATGGATGAGTTGCAAACCAAGATGGAGAAAAAACATGATGCCCCCACCGAGTAAAGAACTGTGCCTGATGATGGCAAAGATCAACTACACACGCGATGAGAAACTCAGTTGGACATGGCTGTTCGCTTGGGGATTCCATGAAGCATATGTCGAGGGTTGGTATGAAGGAGTGAAGCTATGAAGGGGGGCGCAAGGCCGGGGAGTGGGCGCAAGCCCACACTGATCGACGAGCGTAGAGCCTTGAGCCTACACAAGCAGGGAGTATCAATGCGAGAGATTGCCGAGCGGTTTGGCGTGAACTTGCAGGTAATCAAGTATTTTTTTAAGAAGCGAAGGAGGTTAGAACATGACAACGGGAATTGAGGAACTGAAACTGATAAAGCCAAAGAAGGGGCGGGGGTTGGGTAAGAAGCCGCCACTTTTTTGCACGAGCTTGCGTCTACCAAAGGAGGTGATGGATTATTTCAACACCAAATATCCGTATACAAAGCAAGCCAAGATGAGAGAAATTCTTACCGAGTACATCAACAGTCAACAAGGAGCCAACAATGGCAACAGCTAAAAAAGTGAAAAAAGTTTCCCGCGCATCCCTGATGCGTCAGTATTACAACGGCAACCCAAATGCCACGCCTGTGGAGGTGGCGAAGAAGTTCAAGACCACGTATCAGGTGGCGTATATGGTGAAGCGTGGGATGGAGCCGAAAAAAGTTGGGTTAAACGAAACGGAGAAACATCTTGCAAACGAATTGCATATGACTCCAGGAGCTTACATTGCAAACAAAGCTCGTTTTGGGGAGAAATTTGATCCACTGAAGTGGTTTACAAGCGGCACCTCCGTCACAGATCGAATCAGAGAGTTGGGTGGCCCAACAGACGAAGAGATGATGAATGCGCCACCCAAAGCCGACCCGGTGAATCATCCTGAACACTACAAGGTGGGCGGGATTGAGACCATCGACTTCATTGAAGCAAAGGCGCTGAGTTATCACCTCGGTAACGCAGTGAAGTACATCACTCGCGCCGATCACAAAGGTAACCGACTGCAAGACTTACAGAAGGCCAAGTGGTACATCGACCGAGCCATTGAGAAAGCGGGGGCATGATGAAAGACCTCAAAGAAGAGACTTTTATGCAGACGGTGTACGTGCTTAACGGCATCACCTATGTGCCGCACTACCGCAACCCATCGGTTTTTGTTGGCCCCGGCTACCCGCGCTTCACACTTCAGCGGTACTCAGACGCTGATCTGCGTAATGCAGGTGCTCAGCAAGGGGGTTTTCCGTTGTGGAAGCGTAGCAACTACGGCGTTGTAACAGACCAAAAACCGTAGGAAGTGACAGCGATCTAACATTTGTTAGACCAAGGGTAAATCCTAGCCGCCTTCGGGCGGCTTTTTTTCGTCTGGGTGTTGACAAAGTACAAGGTTGTGGTACTATGAGGGCTTGAACACAACTGGAGCATTAGATGGCTTTTAATTTGCGCCCCATCGTTATCGAACACGATGACTGGCTTAACGAGTGCCCCGACTGTGGCGGCAACAACTTACATCAAGCAGATGTAACTATTTTTAACCATGACGGCTATGATGCTGAGTGGGATGAAAAAACGCGCAATACGCGCGATGCCCCAAGGACTCGCGTTACGCATGTAATGGCAGACAACACCATCACAACTGCCCGAGTTCACCCCGATGCCACAAACAACCCAAGCCAAGAGCGCCAAGGGTTAATCGTGCATTTTTGGTGTGAGACTTGTGAAAGCAAACCCAAGTTGGCTATCTTCCAACACAAGGGTATAACTTTTATAGGGTGGGAATAATGGCAACCACCCCCGAGGCCAAGGTCAAAGCAAAGATCAAGGCGATCCTCAAAGCCCACAGCATCTACTACGCCATGCCCATCGGCACTGGCTACGGCAACAGCGGTGTGCCCGACTTTCTGTGCTGTGTGAACGGTAAGTTTGTGGCTATCGAAGCCAAAGCAGGTAAGGGCGAAGTCACCGCACTACAACTAAAAAATCTGAGCAACATAAACAAAGCTGGCGGCTACACGCTTGTCATCCGCGAGAACAACTTAGAGTATCTAACAAATGTTATATCGGAGTGTATGCAGTGACAGCCGTATCCCGACAAGCCCTGCTCACATCATTGTTGCCCGGACTGGAAAAGTTGTTTGGGCAAGAGTACGCGAAAAAACACCCAGAGTACCGCATGAAAGCAAGCTATGGCAAGTACTCCGTGTACAGATGGGAGTACAACGGTGGAATCCGAACAAGCACAACACTAGCCAAAGGGCTAGACAAAACAACAGCAACTGGAATGATGAAACTACTGGAGGACAAAAATGACTGAGTTCTGTGCGGGGGTAAAATTTTTGCTGGAGCGCATGAAGTCCAACCCCGAGGATTTTGAATTGCTCGATTTCGATGCCGTTACATATAAATCCATTGAAGGTCGGTTCTACGACTTTGCAAAGTCGCTGACAAAGGTAATTTCATGCGATGACGACAAAGATATTTCGTGGCAGGAGTGGCGCTACTTCACTGAGGAGGAGCGTCAAGCCTTGGTTGCTGGGTTCACAGAAATGAAGAGAGCCAAGTTTGACAAAGAAATCATGGAGCGGGTGTTTGATGACCAATACATCGAGCGGCAACGCAAGGAGCATCAATATAACGCCCAACTTCAAATACATCAAATACGAGCCCAAACCGCACGAGCCCAAGCCGTAGCCCTAGCCGCACCGTACGCTTCAATATCAGGCATTTTCAGATGAACATCCTCACGATCGACTTTGAGACTGCCTATGGCGGGACTCTTGGGTTCAAGACCCAGACCACTGAGGAATACATCCGCGACCCAAGGTTTGAGGTTATCGGTGTTGCAGTACAGATAAACGATGGCGTACCTATTTGGTTCAGCGGGAGCCACCAAGAGTTGCACCAGTTCCTCACCCCCTTTGATCTGCCCAATCATTTGGTCTTAGCGCACAACGCGCCGTTTGATGGAGCCATCCTCAATTGGATTTTTGGCATGAAGCCGAAAGGCTTTCTGGATACGCTGAGCATGGGACGCGCCCTGCATGGGACTGAGGTTGGTGGGAGTCTTGCGGTCCTAGCCTCTTACTATGGGTTGGGTGTCAAGGGCGAGCAGGTTGCAAAGTACATCAACTACTTCCGCAAAGACTTTACCCCCGAGGAGTTGGCCGACTACGGAGGGTACTGCGCGAATGATGTAACCTTGACATGGGGGCTGTTCAATGCCATGAGCGAGAACTTCCCCAAGGTTGAGTTGCGGCTGATCGACTTAACCGTCCAGATGTTCACCGACCCGGTGTTGCAGTTGCACAAGCTGACATTGCACGAACATCTACTCAAAGAGCGCCAGCGCAAAGAAGACCTGCTGGACAACTTTGACAAAGACACGCTGATGAGCAACCCGCAGTTTGCTGACCTGCTCAGAACATTTGGTGTCGTGCCGCCCATGAAGAAAAGCCCCGCCACAGGCAAGCAGACTTATGCGTTTGCAAAGAGTGACGAGGACTTCAAAGCGTTGCTGGAGCACGAGAACACAATGGTCCAAGCACTTGTGGCTGCGCGGCTAGGCACAAAGTCCACGATCGAGGAGACTCGCACCGAGCGGTTCATTGGGATTGCCGATCGGGGGCCGTTGCCTGTACCCCTGCGGTACTACGCCGCACACACTGGGCGTTGGGGTGGGGACGACAAGCTGAACTTGCAGAACCTACCACGCAAATCCCCTTTGAAACACGCAATCATCCCACCCAGAGGATACGTGTTGCTGGACTCAGACTCATCTCAAATTGAAGCACGGACGCTGGCGTGGCTGGCGGGGCAAGACGACTTAGTGGAGGCATTCGATCATGGCGAGGACGTATACAAAATCATGGCGTCGGCTATCTATGGCAAGGCAATCGCGGAGATTACCCCCGATGAAAGATTCGTTGGTAAAACGACGATTCTTGGGGCGGGCTATGGCATGGGAGCGGCAAAGTTTCAAGCACAACTTAAAAACTTTGGCGCGTCTATTGAGCTTGACGAAGCGAAGCGCATCATCGACACGTACCGACTGACATACCCCATGATTCCCGAACTGTGGAAGTCTGCGGGTCAAGCCCTCAAAGCCATATTGCAGAAACAGCACACCACTTTAGGGCGGAACGATCTGTTGAAGGTCGAGGGCGACAACGGTATTATTCTTCCCAATGGTTTGCGGCTGCGGTATCCAAACTTGCGCCTATATGAGAATGAGGAAGGCAAAGCCGAGATCGTCTACGACACCAAGAAGGGCAGAGCAATCATCCCCAACCGAATCTACGGCGGCAAGGTTGTCGAGAACGTGTGTCAAGCGTTGGCCCGGATTGTGATCGGTGAGCAGATGCTGATGATCGCAAAGAAATACCGAGTAGTGATGACAGTGCATGATGCTATCGCTTGCATCGTGCCCGAGGCCGAGGCTGAAACCGCCAAGGAGTTTGTTGAGTTGTGTATGCGCCTGCGTCCTGCGTGGGCTCCCGAGTTACCCCTGAACTGTGAGGCTGGATATGGACAAAGTTATGGTGATTGTTAAAGGAGAACTGATGGTTGATTACGCCTACCCCTGCATGATGGCAGAAAACGCTTTGAAAGAGGCACATGATGCGATGCTTAATCGTGGATATGACGAAGCCATTGAGCACACGCTCAAAGCTATGGTCGAGGTCAAGCTGATGTTGAATGCGATCAAAGAGATGAAGGAGCGGGAGCAATGAGTAAGCCGTTTCATAAAAAACAAGCCGAGTTTGATGAGTGGCACACCGATAATCCGTTGGTGTGGAAATACTTTGAGCAGTTTGCTTTAGAAGCAATTCAGCACGGTAAAAAGAAGATTAGCCATTGGTTAATTGTTAACCGAATTCGGTGGGAGGTATACATTGTGACCACTGGAAAAGACTACAAAATTAGCAATGGACATATAGCGTTCTATGCCCGACTGTGGCGTAAAACTTATCCGCAACACAAAGACCTATTCAACATCAAACGCATGGTTGGTGAAGTTTGGGAAGACAAGGAAACCCAATGAGCATCGTCTGGTCGTTCAGCAGTCTGAAAACATTTCAGCAATGCCCCAAAAAATACTATCACACCAAGATAGTCAAGGATATTGTTGAGCCCGACACACAGGCCACGCTGTACGGCAAGACTGCTCATACTGTGGCAGAGGAATACATCCGAGACGGCAAGCCTGTCCCGCCCGCATTTAAATACATGTTGCCAGTATTAGAGACATTGGATGTAATCCAAGGGAAGAAGTTATGCGAAGTCAAGTTGGGCTTAACGAAGAACTTGGAGTCATGCGATTTCAGCGCGACGAATGTATGGTGGCATGGCATAGCCGATTTGGTAGTCATCAACGAGGAGAAACAGTTGGCGCACTCAGTGGACTACAAGACCAGCAAGAGTGCGCGGTATGCGGACGTAAAGCAACTCGATCTTGTGGCGGCTGGCCTTTTTGCCAAGTTTCCGCAGATCAACAAGGTGAAATCAGCTTTGATCTTCGTGGTGAGTAAAGAGTTTGTGAAGGCCACCCACTACCGGGAGATGATGCCCAAGTACGTGGAGAAGCCAGCGCAAGATGTTGCCCGTATAGAGGCGGCACTAAAAAATGGGGTGTGGAACCCCATCCAAGGACCACTGTGCAAATTCTGCTCAGTGCGGCAGTGTGAGTACAACAGGAGTTAACGATGTTTGATTTTGGAGATGGTTTTGTTTCTGTGTACGGTAAGAGCTACTGCGTGGATGACTACGGCACCGTAATGCCGACAGCTAACACAATAAAAGCCGCAATCGAATACGCACGGGACTTCAACACAACGATTAAATTTTTTAGGGGTTAAACATGACGCAGATGACAAACGAAGAAACTGACACCGCCCTGATTCTTGAGGGCGAACTGAAACGCCGAGTGACCGAGGTACTGGGCCAAATCGTACACAAAGTTGTACGTAGAGAAATGCAGACGCAGTTTGCCGAACAGAAATCTAACATGCTGATGGAGATCAGCATCGCAGTTGGTAAGATGATGAGGGTCATGGAAGAGGAGGGGCGCAACCCTTTATGGGAAGCAACC